ACCCAGGGCCCAGCAAGCGTAAAACCGCCTGCAAGGGGTACCTGCCCAGATAAGGGAGCTAAGAACGCTTGTTCCACGCCCCCAAATGAACCAAACAAGTACAGAGGAAAGCCACCAATAGACGCACGAGCCAGGAAATCACCGAGGTCACGACCTTCAGTGGAACCAAACACCGGCGTTTCTTCTGGTGGCGGACTGAATTCCCCATCCATAAACCCTCCTATCTAAAGACACTACTTGCTAGGGTGGCACCTTTCATGCCACAACTCGCAGATCACCCGAAAGACCTCGCTAGTAGCAAGACCTTCCACTGCTACTTTGCCCCATTCGTGCTTACCTGAGAGAGCATCCTTAATACGAGCAATCATACCAACGTCATTGGAAATGACACCGGCCATAAATCGCTCGATACCCGGAGCCCGCTGCAATAACCACTTACACGCCTGTCTAAAAGCCGGATGTTCAGACGCATTATTTAGTTGTTGCAGCCACCGAACGGCGTCGTATAACTCCTTATCATCCCATCGGCGGTTAATGTCCTCATATGACATCATCCCGTTTAGAACGCGGTTGAGGGGCCGAACCCCAACCACCACCCCGTCTTTACGATAAGCACTGTTATACACATTCTGTAGAAAATGTGCTTCAGTGTTGCTGACGTGGCTTTTCTCAACCGACAAAGACATACCAAAACACTTCGAGACAGTTGCACTAATCTTCTCAATATTGGTGCCAACAACTGATAAAACAGCGTCATCGCCCTGAATCAGAGCTGAACGCAGTTTCCCACGGGTAGCCACAGTGGAATAAGTTAACACCCAGAGATTGACTAGGCTGTCGATCAGGTTAGTTAGAACCGAACCTGACGGGACCCCACCCTTCCTCAGCTCCCCAGCACGAATTTCGCGTTTGGAGCGCATCGATGGGATAATAATCCCACACCCGCAAAAGACCTTGGCAAGAAATCGAATATGCGGGTGCCATTGACCATGGAACCACTTCTCGATCAGTCCAAAGACTCGTTGGATTAACTCCGGTGGAATCGAAGCATCGAAGTTACCAAAATCTATCGAGATAAGCGGCTCTTTCGAACGATTGATAAGCCGCGTCATGGCTT